AATATAGCTAATGATATTTGTACAAGTTCATGTTCATTTAATCCCACCATAATAGATGGCGATGGAGCGAAGATTTCAATCATATATTCCCTGTCCTTTCTATAATTAATCGGTTCATGCCATTTCCTAAATAATCTCTACGACTTATCTGATTATCGATATTGAACGTAATTAAATCATCGTTATTAGAATTTCTATATGTTGTAATTGTGATTTCAATATCCTTAGAGGTTTGCATTGTTAAATCATGATATTTCTTAGATATCCCCTCGGTTAATATACGATATTTCCCTTTTGGTAAATACACATACCATCGATTGAATTTATCTACATTTCTAGATTCCCATTTCCATGTATTGAACCCTATTGGATCATATTGTACATATCCTCTATCTCCATTTGGTTTTAATACATTTAGCGGAGTTGAATTGTCTGATACACGTGCATAATAATCGTGTCCATTAAAATGGACACAGATGTAATTACCACCTGTGTCCTTGGAATTATCTGTTAAGTTATATGATTGTATTTGCCCATTAGGTGTTTTAGTTTTGATAACTGCCATTATTCCACCCACAATTCTGCACCGTTTGCAAATAATAAATGTCCATTTAATTTGAATGTAGCAACTCGGCGCCATTCTAACGGAAATTCAGATGAATCATTATCAAACCGTATATACATGTCGTTTGAATTTGCGAAATATAGTTGACACCCTAATACACGATTATCATTAGAATTACTCCAAGGAATAGAAATACATGTGCCCCAACATTTTCTCCCACCAATCATAACCTCGTTAGCCTCACCAACTTTTAGTCCAGTAAATTTTGATGGAGATTTTACAAAATCGTCAGGGTTATATTTAGGTCCACTAATAATATCTACAACTAAATTACCATTTATGGTATCCCCGCTTTTCTTTACATACGTTTTTTCGGCATCTTCTTTTAACATTAGTCCGCCAGTATTGGTACCGGATACATCGTCCTCAGTTAATACTTTAAAAGTTTTGTTTTTGTTCTTGTCGTAGTAGCCTAACGATGTGCCGAGAAATACGGTACGGTTATCACTCATGCCAAATTCCATACTATTGCCAGTAGACATCTTAACCGCATGATGTGCTGCGCCGTTTGTATCTGTTACTTGCACAGATGTATTATTGGGCATGATAATAGGGCCCTTCATCTTGCCGCCACTCAACCCTAAATAATCAAGGTTTTTCAATCGTTGCATATTGATTGAGTTTTCAAAATCGTAATTTGGGTCACCTACATAAATATCAACTTGGTGACGTTTGTTAGGCTTTTGAGTAAGCACAGAAAAATAGAACTTGCCATTGTAATACGCAATATCTTCAATTTCAGTTTCACGATTGATTTCAATGATCTGTTTAACCGTCCCAAACGGAGTACATTCAACCAAACTGCCTAGTGTTGCTGACATAATAGCTCCATTGAGCATGAAGGCCCCGTTATTATTCATATCCGGATAGATATAATCGACTTGATAAGTCTTGAGCTTTTTGAATTCATCATTGTATAGATTGATTGTCCGAACTCGTTGATTTCCTGCGATAGGCACAATGGAAACATAAGTCCTTGTAATTGGATCATAATCAATGTTGAATACTTTTTCTTGCAATGTGACAGTGTTTTCGATTGCCATAGTATCTGCATTAATAACAGTTATATTATTTCCGTTTTTTAGCCCATTTGCGATGTAAATCTTATTGGTAAAGCGATTGTACGTCATCGTATTACAATGCCCTAGGCGCTCAGAATCCGTAAATTTATAGGTCCCTACTTTTTCAAAGGTGTCAGGATTGAGTTCATAAAGAATTTGATTAGTGCCTTCACCATTGATACAAGCCAGTACAAATACATTCTTTTTAGAATTGTAAGTAAACCCTTGGCATTGGTTAACTTCTGCATCATACGTAATATTTTTCACAAATGCTATATTGGAGGCACCTTTTAACATTGGTGTTTCTGTAGGATAATACGGCTTGATGTTGGTATATACACCCATATCCATGACAGAACCTACTGTATTAAAAGTTAAATGTTCAGTCAGTTTATATTGCCCATTTGGCACTAATAAGATTTTATTCTTTAGATTATCATTAGCTCGTTTAAATGCAGCCGTATCATCTGCTACACCATCACCAACTGCACCAAAGTCTTTAACCGACACAATACCATTTAGTGATTCTTTTCCAATGTATTTAGCATCAGCTTCTGTTTTAGTTACAATCCCTTTACCGCCGGGAACGGCTATTTCCTCGGCTTTCGATGCTGCTATTTCAGCACGCTTGGCAGCATCTTCCGCCTTTTTAGCATTACCTGTACTTGCGATTTGTTTATTATCGATGTCTGATTTAATCGTGTCTGCTTTAGATATTAAATCATTAATTTGTTTCTTATTCGATTCTGCCTGCGCAGCATATGCTTTCGTATTATCTGCAAGTACTTGGGTTTTCTCAAATGTATCAGCACTTTGGATAAGAGCTGTATTTGCAGTCGCTAATTTATCATCCACTGTTTGAGATAATGCATTAATATTGTCGTTAATAGCTGTTAGCTTTGTTGCATTATCTTGCACTTCATTTGCCTTAGTCTCTGCAGTTAATGCGGCTGCAATTGCTTTTTTAGCTGCCTCAATGGAATTATCGACTATATCACGTGCAACTTGATTTGGATCTTCATCAGCACCTACACGAATTTGCAACGTACGATCTAATTGTTCTTTTAATTCTTGTAGAATCAAAATAACCTTATCGCTCATATTTTCAATATGGTTATACGGCCATTTATTAGCAAGTTCTGTTGTTTGTGAAATTGGTGTTTGTCTAAACAATATAACTTTGTAATCAGCCGATAATGGATCGCCAGTACTTGGATATGTCAACGTTTTATTTTTTGCATCATATGCAATATTTCCTGTTTGCTTAAATTGTTTACCATCACTATCTACTAGAATAATTGAAACGTCTTTAATATTATTAAAGTCATACGGCCAAATATAAGTCTTGTTAACCCCATCACATTGATATTGAACAACTGGATTGTTGACTTGTGGAATCACAATATCCCGCCTTTCTTTGCATATAAAGAGGACTACCTAAAACTAGGTAGTCCTTACTTTCATTTTTTCTTCTTCTTTTCTTTTTTAGTCTTTAAACGCTTGTCTAACAAAATTGACATGAATACATCTTCAATCTTGGCATCCGTATCAGTTAGCCCTACACGCAACAATGTCCAGAAAGCATCGGTTACGGTATCACTAAAACCAGTTACACGGTTAGAAACCTGACTGAGCGAACGGCCTACATCAACGATATCTTTATTGTCACTTGAGATAGCTTGACCGGTATCCCATAATTTCTCAAAGATACTTAATCCCATTACGGTATTACCTTTATTGTATGGACGTTCTCCTAAAATAAATTTCATACCCATAGTGGCTATATCTCTCACTAACGGAATACCCATGGTTCCTTGTTGTACAAATTCCTCTGCAAAAGACTTGGCGATAGATTCCGGATCATCATCGTCACCATTCGTCAGCGATTTATAAATTACCATGCCAATTGCTTGCGATACAACTGTCCACCATAGCATTCGAGCAAATTGTGTCCAGTCCCCTTTATCTTTTCCTGCATACCACCCTTCAGCAATAATGTTGTATAGGGTATTTGCGTATGAATAAAATGGAACAAATAACTGCGTTAATGGATTCCTTGCTCGTTGAATAGCTGCGGCGTCTTTAGTATCGCCACTTCCGAAAATATCTCGTATTGCTCGGTCACCTGCTTCAATTGCTTGTTGATTAATCCACTCAGTACTTAACCCTTCCTTGGATTGGAGTTCAACAACCTTTTGATCATAAGCGAATTTCCATACCGGGATGGATAAGGCAAAGTCTGTTTCTGTAAGCAACCGGAATCCCATATTATTAATTTCATCACGGATTTCAGCGCCTTTTTCAAACTTGTACCCGCCGATATTCTTGTCATTAATACGGAGCCCCTTTCCTTGGATGGTTAATCCTTTTTTGAGGTCTTTATCCAAAGTTTGAATGCGTTCCCTCATGAATATGGATTGCTCCATAACAAAATCACGAGTATTATTGTAGGTTTCTGTACCGTGGCCATAGAATCCTACCCCTGCATGGTTAACAGCTCGAAGGACATTGCCCGCACCAATACGATATACGGCAACAGGAATATTCAAAGTATTCTGAATAGCAACTGATACACGGCCAGCCATAATTGCCATAGATGTATTTCTCTTTAATGCTGTAACAATCTTACCAAATGCATCTAATTTAGCTGCCTCATCTTTCCAATTATCACGGACCCAAGTCCGCACAAATTGATAAGAGTTTATGCCAAATTTCTCAACAATATAGTTTTGAAACTCTCTATTGGATACTAAACGATTCACATCCGTCACAGCTTTACGCATAGTTATATGATTGATTGATTCGGTAATAGCATTCGGAATAACGTCAAAGTCTAACAACAATGATTTATCCTTAACTACATCTAACCGTGATTTAGTAGCACTCATACCAGTTCCTAATATCGCATTACTGCTAACCATAGTCTTAGCAATATCTTCGACTTCCTTATCAGATATACTTGCATTGACTTCTGGATTATACACAATTGGGTAATACTGTCCAACAATAGTTCTACCACCAATAGTGAATGTGATACCTTCTTCTTTCTTCAATGGATTCCCATAAAGTTCTTCTTGAACTTTGCTACGTTCAGTAAAGAAGGAGTTAATGTGGTCCCATGTCCGAATAATAAATTCCCAATCTTTATCGGTGAGGATTTCTTGAAAGGCTTTTTCCATTTCAACTTCAGTTACCTTGGCCGTTTCCATTGCCCGTTGTCGGTTACGTTCTGTACCCCAATTCAAAGCTAATGCAATGACCTGTTCCTTGGTTAGATTACGCAATCCCCCAACATCGTACATATGCTTATTTCGGATGTTAAATAATTCACGCTTACCATACACAGAGGATACATCTTTTGCCAATCTACGCATGGACATTTCCTTGCGTTCATTAAAGGCTTGTGTTGCACGGCTAATCGGATCATAGATATATTTCACAGCATCTGGTCCTAATCGGCGTAAGAATGTTTCAACCTTGAGCAATGATAAATTACCTTTATTGATAAGTCCTGCAACAGCTTCCAACCCTGTTCGATTGTTTTGTGCATTAAATACATTTCCATTAACTTTACCAAATGTATCGATTGCTTCCGTTAATATACCATCTACTGCATCATCAAATGTAATCGACTCACCTTTATCATTAAGAATGGTAGAGCCTTCATAAGCGTTGCGGCCATTCTTATACATGCCTGTCATTAATTCTTCCAGTGTGTTCAACTGACTCATTGTTAGATTTTTAAATGACATAGGTGTTTTACCATAGAATAGTTGTACAATCCATGGGTCAAGGAATGTAATACTTTGGTCACCTAGAATATCCGCATCAGGATCTAATGCATTAATTACTGCATTCATATCAAACCCATCTACTGGCTCCAGCCCATCATATTTAGTTAACCCCATTTGATATGCCATATGGGAATAGAAATAACGCATATTAGGTTCAATAGTAATAGGATTCTTAGGTCGTGTCATCCTATTTAGATTATCAAGCAACTTAGTTCTTAACTTTTTAATACGGAGTGCATTGTCAAACGCAACACGGGCCCTCGCTTGATTCAAAAGTTGTAACTGTTTAGCTTGCAAAGCCTCTTCCAATTTATTAACTGCCAATGCCCTATCAGCACGCTTACCTTCACGAATAGCTTGGCTTTGATACTTCTTATACTGGCTAGCTTGGGATAAAGTCAAATCGCCCAATTCCTGTCTAGCACGGTTCATATAATCAGATACCACACCTACACCACTATCTCGGATAGCTCTTACATTATCGATTCGTTCTTGTAAAAGATCTTTTAGTTGTTCAATGCGTTCCAATGTACTTAAGGATTGATTATCCATGCGTTCCTGCATCCGCACTTGTAATCGTTCTTTTTGCTCTGTTACCTTATCAAGTTGATTTGTAATCGATGTCAATCGCTTACTTAATTCGCTATTTTCATCTTTCAATTCAGACTCACGATTTTTAGCTTCTTCCTTCAAGTCATCTCGTTGTTTTTTTAAACGCTCTATTTCATCATTAGCTTTATCCAATTCTTTAGAAACAGAACCAAGCTCTTTATCAACCTTTGCTTTTTCTTTACGAAGTTTTTGCTCTTTTGTTAATTCTTTTTCAATTATTTCTAAATCAGATTCAATTGTTTCCGAATTAGGGTCAAGTCGATTTAACTTATCAAGCAGTTCCCAATTGTTCGCAAGGTCACGATTGGTTTGTGATTTGATGATTTTGGCTTCCTCTTCAGTAAGTTTCATTTGACCATCTGAAGACAATAACCATTCCTCAGCAATTTCTATATTAGATTTACCAATATGGTTATCCTCAATGAATGTCTGCTCCGCAGATTCCATAGCCTGATTAACAGCTTCGTCAAATGTAAATCCAGTCTGTTCACGTTCAGCAGCTTCTAATTCTTTTAACGTGCTGTATCGAGTATTGGCTAATGCATCTTTACCAAATGCATTATAGCGTTGATGGTCTTTATAAATCGGATATTTCTCCATTAAACGCTTTTCAATATCAGCTTGAATAGAATCTTTTTCATCGTTCCATTCTTTGATTGGGCGACTTTCTAATTCTTTCATATACCGCTTCATTACACGCTCTTTCGCCATTTCCCCGACGTCGGCAATATGGCCTTGAACCTTTGCTTGTTCAGCTTCATCGAGCTGTTTAAATAACTTGCTAGATTCAAATTGTTCAAGTGCCTGTTCTTTTGTATAGGCGTCTATATCTTCTTGGGTAGCAATCATGCGTGCCATAATGTCTTGTATTTCTTTAGGTGGTAATCCGCCTAGTCGTGTCACCGCACGATAGATACGAGTTAACCACTTTGAGAACATTCGGAATACACGTTGCAATCCTTTAGTAGGTGCGTTACCTTCACGAAGGTATGCTTCCCATCCACGAGCAAATTTTTCATGTGCTTTAGTATTATCAGCACCTTGCGTATCATCCCATTCAGACCACTCTTTCAACTTGTTCCAATCCGTTACAAGTTGCTCTGGAGCATTTTCCATTTCAGCAAGGTTCTTAATGTCGTCAAAGAATACGTGTCCCATTTCATGTAGGAACGTTGAACGGTCAGCCGTTTTGAAGATTTGAATAAGGCGGTCAGTAGGACTATTAATTTGCGTCATGCCATTAATAGATTGATTGTATTTTTCTATGACTTGTATTGCTTTGTCATCGAATATTACATAACATCGTCCGTCTTGTTCGCCATCGTAGTATATGCCTTTTATACCGATACTATTTAAAAATTCACTAGCCTTTTTAGCATTTTTCACATTATGAAGATTAAAATGTTCATCATTACCAAGTGCATGAGATAAGAATGAATACAGCTGTTTACCATCAATATTTGTTTTCTCTAATGCACCATATACATCAGTCTTAACATTCGAGATAGCTTTTTCTTCACGTTCTCGTTCTAACTGTTTTTCTTTCTCGTATTGTGAATATAGATCATATCTAAACTTTTTATACACAGCTTCCAATAAACCTTCATTACCAGCTATGGTATCAATATTTTCATCTATACCTACTGACTTCAAAAATCTATCAATATTTCTTTTTTGAATTTTATTGATGTCATTTATTGTTTTATTTTTGTTATGTAGTTCAGATATTATGTACCCTACATCCATAAAGTGTGTGTATTTATTTGTCCATTCATCACCAATAATAGACCCTTTGTGATATTTAATTAATAGACTTGTAAAACGTTCCAGTTGTTCTTCTGGCATTTTATGTAATCCGTTTTTCAAGCTATCTCTTACATATCGACTATATCCAGAAATAGGATATTGCTCTGGTAATAACTCTGTTTCATTTGGTATTTCTACTTTAAAAATGGACTTCCATTCTTGTTTAGTAAATTTACTTTCTTTTAATAACTTAATTGCTTCTACAGCTCTTTTGGTTTGTGATATAACAAATTGAGTATTTTTCCCTTTCTTTGAGTCTATAAATTTATGTAAACTTTTAATTGCCTTATCGTTACTCCCTACTTCCGCAATTTCAGTAAGAGCCATAGACAAAGGGTTTTCATCGCTTATAACATTTCCTGTTTTCTCATCATACCATTCTGCATCTTCATTTATTTTATACTTTGTTTTCTCTGTAACAATCTCTATGCTATTTGCACCTAATATATCCCTATAATTTTCTGCTATCTTCTTATCTTTGGCAAAATATAAGCCCCAACCATGTGCTTGGTTGCCCTCACCGCTACCGATGGCGCCTAAATCAAACTCATCAAAATTATGTGGTGAACCATGCCATGCAGCTTGATAGTATTGATAATTATATTGTTTGCGTAGCTTGTCTAAATCGTCTTCGTTTGGTATACTATTGTTAACAATAAACTGTTTAGTAACCGGTTGGGCCATTTGTTGCCTGCTACCCGTTACTAGACGGTTTATTTTTTTTGTATTCGCATATAACAAGTTGCCATTTGCGATTTGTTGATTATACCAATTAATATTACGTCTTGGAGTAATGGTTTTAATTTTATTTATATTCGTTCCATTAGCAGTTTTAGTAAATGTAATGACAACTTGGATGTTCTCACCGCTTGCATTTATATTTGGGTTGCCGTTTTTAGCATACATATCTAATACAAGGATTGCTTCATCAGGAACTACTTTTTGTGAACGCCCATTATAATTTTTAAATACAGCAACTGGATTTGCTATTTTTTTAGGCAATAATTTAATGTCATCAATTGATATTTGATTAGCGTGTTTCCCAGTAATTACTTTATGAATTATGCTCGGATCAATCATGACATCGCCGTCAAATCCTAACATTTGTAATACGAGTGGAGAATCCATTATTTGAACGGTTCGATTAATTTGTTTTCCGTTCAATTGATCATCAACAACTTGTCCCCAATTCTTTATATCCGTTTCTATTTTTTGCTGCATTTGTAATGGTTGTGCATAACCATTATTATATGCACCGCCGTTCATTTGTACACGAACAGTATTGAAATAATCCATGGCCGTATAGTTACCACGTCCTGCCCGTCGCATAATATCTGCCATAACATCAGCATGTTGGGCCATAAGTAATGCATTAGCTTCCGCCGTATCACGTTGTTTACGGTCAACTGTTTCATCACTCATTATCGACTTTAAGGACTGATACACTTCATAACCAGATTTAGATAGTTGCATACGTAAAGCGATATCATTATCTGCAAGTTCAAACAGCTTATCTCGCATAGATTCTAACGATTCAATCTGTTTAAGCATATGCTCCATATCTGCATAATGGGCTCCTGCCTGATTAAGCGCTTCTGGATTATCCGCTAATGTACTTTGGGTACGAGCAAGGCTAGATTGATACGCCATTCGTCTGCGCTCTGAATTGGAACGTGGTGGCTTGTTTTCGCCTAACCATGTAGGATTTACACCGCTAGTACGTGCGGTTTCTAAATCTGTATCCATAGCATCAAAATCGCTTGTATATTGTTCCCTGTATTGCTCGGTTAATTCCTTATACACATTGTTAAATGTTTGTTTAATGTGTGTTGGATCAGCAAGAACCACATCAAGCATTTCTTTGTCTACATCGGATGTTTCATCAAAGTAGGAACGAATAATATCATTCTTAACACGCTCTGCACGTTTTTCAGTATCATCTTTAACAAGGTCTTTCATAACATGGACTTCTTCTTTTGCACGTTCAAGCGTTTTCATAGAAAGACCGCCACGTGTAAAGTAAGAAGATTCTTCTAATGCTTTAACTGTTTCTTCAGATAAGCCACCGCTTAATTGTGCATATGAACCAATTGGAATTTCAATCGGAGCATCAGCCGTAATTGCTTTGGATACTTCCTCTTGTGTAGTAAGTCCTGCATCCACCATATTACGGATAGCCGCTTGACCTTCTGCAGTTTCAGCCATTTCATTGACATTTACATATGCCGTAGACACGCCTATATTATCCCCCTGAGCTTGTACAATTTTTCCGTACAACTCAGGGTTTTCTTTTGCCAAATTATTAGCCGCAGCATCGTTTTTAAGGTTCTGCATGATAACATGGCCATTACGGTTTTGTTCTTCCATAACAGCTATGTGCTGTTCTTCAGGAGATAACTTTTGAAAATCTTTAAAGGCTTTCATGGTACGAGCACCACTGATGCCGCCACCGATTACACCGAAACCAACTACCGCTGGCAATGCTTGCCACATAGCCTCACCGGCACCGACGAACATATCGCCTACGGAATAATTTCCCTCCGGATCATTCGATTTGCGCCATAAGTTATGCTGTAATTTTTCATTGACATCTTGCAGGCCTTCCTCAAATAGTTCTGGAGCGCCAGCCTTAATAGAACTCTTGGCCACCTGTGCAGCAGTAACACCAATACCACGATTAAATGTCTCAGCTGCATTAGTAGTCCCTCTTGAAACTGCATTGGCAAGTGCGGACTTAGGAGCGATTTTAGATGCTGCTTTACCAATAGCACGAGTCGCCACAAATTCAATCCCCGCATCAACTGCGGCAAATGACATGGCGTATTTTTTTGCTTCGTCATCAGAATATATACGATTGCCGTTACTGTCTCTTTTATTGATTAATTCAAGATATTTATTGCCAAATGACATTTGATACATTTGTTCTGCCATACCTACTTGTATGCCAGTATTCAAGCCAACTAATGCACCCGGAATAGCACCCTCGCCCCCTACTGGCGCAGTAGCAGCAGCACCAGTAGCTGCACCTAACGCCATACCTTCTGCAGCACGATTTGACCCTTTGATAGCATGTACAGCCATCATATACCCTTGCGCTGCAGTTTCTCCAATCACAGCTTCTAAAATACTACTGCCATCGGATTGTCTATATTTTGATAAATTATTATCTAAACGATCAATTTCAGCTGTTAATTCAGCAATCTTATTAGGATCGTTTTCTTGAGATAACTTATAACCGGCTTGTGCACGCAATATTTGGTCATTCATCGACCACACATTTTGTTGTACGGCATCAAACACCCCATGTGTATTATTGATGGATTCGAGATTACGCAATGCAGTAATAGCTTCGGCAGAACTTTTATAGTTTATAGTATTAAGTTCTGGATACATATCACGGATTTCTTGAATCGTTTTACCTCTATCCATTTGTGCGGCAGCCAATTCAGCACGTCTGATACCTTCTTGACCGCTAGCCATGATTAAATCCGGATTAATACCTAGCTTTTCACCACTATCAATGGCAGACCGGCTCCAATCCTCTTTATTCCATAAATATATTTGTTCTGCACGATGCATAGCCGGTTGCAATATTTCACTAGCCTTATTTACAAAGTTTTCGCTTTGTTCAGGCGTTACATCCGTTTGTGCTAATGCATTGAGACTATTAACGTCAACAGTAGCTTGCGATGGGTCTTTATGTAACCAAGCATTAACCCCACTAGCAGCATTACTTATGGCTTTACCGTATGAATTGTCTGTGGTTTCTTGTTGTATAGCACCTTCAAATGGTGTATGTGCTTTTGATTGAATACCAAAAGTACCATTTGTTGCTTGTTCAGGTGTGATTTTATAATTACTCATTATTGCCCTAACCTTTCCGCCAACTCTTCAGGTGTAATCGTATGTTCTTCTCCGTTACTATCTTTGTAAACATAATACGGTTGTCCATCATCACCTGTAGTGTTATATAAACCATACATACCATTAGCAGCTAATTGAGCATTTGTATATTTAACGGCAGCGCCTTTACCGCCAAAGAAATTTGCCATTTTCCCTGCACCCCAAAACTCACCTGTTTTAGTGGAAGCAATTGCTTGTTGTGCTACTTCCTCAGCACCCCATTGTGCCATTTGCGCCGGCGACGGATCATATCCGTTCTTTTCTCTAAATTCTTGTACTTTAGGATATACTGCAGCCGATACACCTTGCCATTCAACCCCATCAATCTTCCTACCTGCTAGACTTTCTATGCTACTTTTCATGCCTTTCATATTAGGAGAATACTTCCCTGTACCATTAGCGTACTCATCAAATTCTTTATTAATTTGCGCTAATTGTTGAGGATTAAAATACACGCCCATTTGTCCTATAAAATCATTTAGGTCATCCATACTTTTAAATTGACCGTTAGCGATGGCTGTCTTCACGCCTAGCACATTTACCTCTTTAGCTTGCAATGCTTTAGCTGCCGCTTTATTTACAGCAATTTGTGCTTGATTTAATTGCCCCTGCATAGCCCTTGCATATTCCGGATGAGTAGCAGCATAATCCTGTCTAATCTTTAGCGCTGTTACATCTGTTCCACCGTTTTTAGCATCGGCAGCAACCATTTGTTCCACCTCTGCTTTTTGGTTTTCTAGCGCCACAGCCCGACTATGTGCAATTTGTTGCAATTGCGTAGCAACATTACGCTGAATCATTTCTTTACGCTGTTGAGCCTGAGCGGGAGTTTCCGCTTGGGCTTGGCCATTAAATAGACGTGCTTTAACTTCTTGTATATATTGGCGAACACTAGGTTCATCACCGTTTCCTTGTGGTGCATCCCAAGAATAATGATTACCATCACTATCAATGGCATCTGGTGCACCGTCCTTCCAACGTTGCCCATTCACAGGCCCCGCATACCATGCAGCAAAGGCGCCTTCAACACCGTATTTCTGTGCATACTCACCTAGCTTAAATGCAGCAACTTTTTTTTGTGCTTCCGGGTCAGACATATCAGCACCGGGGATGCCCGCTTGTTCACTCCATTGCGGCCAATTACTTGGTAAGATTTGGAATAACCCATATGCACCTGTTCGACCATTAACTGCACCAGCATCGCCGCCGCTTTCTTGACCCATTACGGCTGCTTTTAAATTTTCGACAGTTGCTTCGCCAGTACTACCGGCTACCTTACCAAATCCACTTTCAAATAATTTATTCGTAACTTTATTTAAAAGGTCCGGATCATATGGATCAAATTCGCCAATGACATCACGAATTGTCTTTTCATTACCGGTCGCCAATACCATACTGGCTTTACGTACCTTTTGCCGATACCCCATGATTTCCTTTTCGTCAATCAATCCAGATTCGGCAGCGGCATTAATCATCTTATTTGCACCGTCTAAATCATCATCAGAGATTTTCTTTTCAATCATGATTACTGCAGTATCTTGTTGTGCCTTTTTAACTTGCAAATTAATCGTATTATCGTCATAACCTAAATTAGCAAGTTGAGCATGAACACTACCACTTATTTGCTGCATAGTTTGTCCAAATGAATCCGGATTGCTGTTTACAACGCCATTATTAGCGATATTTTGAATATTCATATTCAACGCCTTCATAGCGCTATCTTCATATTGACCGCGAACATATCGATTGATTGTATTAATCGTGTTTGCCCTGTCATTATCAACAATTTTATTAAATGCATTAATCGAATCTGTCATCTTAAAACGATATTTTCTAAGAATTCCATTTCGTTTGACAGATTCAATCTCGCTGTAATCAGTAGGAATATTTAATGCATTTTCTCCTTTACGGTTCATAAGACCATTTTCAGGGTCATACATAGCCTGATTCATGGCTTCTGTATATTCATTAGCCGCATTTACTACATCTACCAATTCTTTTTGTTTTTGGATTTGTAGCATAGTCGAACCTAAATCACCAATCGCTTTGCCTAAATTTGACAATCCTTGTTGATTACCGCCATATGCCATTTCATTCCCGCTAGCTTGTGTGCCACCTTGGATTGTATTTAATTTTTGAGCTGGATCATAATTAACAAATTTCATATCCTACCTCATTTTGTAATCACGTTTAACAGTCACTACAGGCCCCCTATCTGTATACCCCACAGGGTCACCACCATATGTAGTCTTCATCTTGCCCCCTGCATATTGCTGTTTGAGACTATACATAGATGATGCGGCACCAAGGATACTACCTACCATTGCTAAATTGCCTTGACGTCGAGCATTCTTAGCGGAAGCACGTGCAGCATTAGCTTCATTCTGATAGTTCATACCATTCAAATATTCGTTGTAAATAGCATTGTTTTTATTCTGTTCCCAGTTATACACATCTTTGTTATATTCATCATAGCTACTAGCCATTAACTGTAATGGGGACCCTGCCATTTGTAATCCGCTTGCTCCTGCTTCAGCTGCATTCGTACCGGATATAAGGCGCATACGATTATCCATTTTATCCCGCTCTTGTAATTGTTGCATGGCAATTTGCTCTTGTTTGCGGTCAGATATTCGCTTGTTAGCTTCTGCCGCTTGTGCTTGGGCGTTGTACATCGAAACTTGCGCTTTGGTTTGTTGATTTTGCGCAATCAGTCCTACTCCGGTACTGACTGCAGTTAAGATTGCCGCTGCTGGTAAGCACATATGAAGTCCTCCTTCTTGAGAGTAAATAATTCTAAATCACCAACTTTTACAGTTGGATGAATAACGGCCCCAATCGATTCGAGCCATCGTTTCGTTTTAATATTTGTCGTATGAACGTAATTGAATAACCATTCACGAGTTTCTAACCATTCAGCAATAACTTGATCACTTAATTTGATAAAACGCATCTGCCACCGCATATCGTTTTCTAATACTTTATTACCTAGAAAATAAATCCCATACATTCCGTTAACTGGTTCTTTTGCAATCCCATATACGCAAATAGCCATATCGTCTTCTACAACGACATGGCTTTCATAATCAGATTTGCAAATCTCGGAACAGAAATCTTTGAAAGGGTATAAACGATTCACCTCTTGGACTTCTATGGCGTCTATTGCCCTTAGGTTAACCTCTAGGTCCTGAATTAATTTATCTCGCCGTGTAGGCTCAATTTCGTCAATTTTATAGTCCCGGAACATCTCTTAGTCCTCCGCCAATTTCAACAATACGTGTTATCGATAATAAATTAAATGGAAACGGATCACTATGCTTAATGCATATCGATGTATCGGTTGAATAATTTATTCCCATTTTAGGTAGAATTACAGGCTTATCACCTGTAAACAATTCATTTGGTGGTAATGTAATATCATCCATTCTGTCAAATGTACGGCCAACTTTGCCACCAAAGGATTTATAAACTCGTAATACTACTCTTGATACGGTAGCTATACGACCTTGCAATGTTCCATCTTGCATTTGCATTTCAACTGATGGAACACGAATTTTAGAGGTAAATGGTAATCCGATTTTGATATTGCTACCACTGACATTTAATTGTAACAAGCCATCATCTGGCACAACCACATCTGGTTGTTGTTTATCATCGATTACCACTTGCACAGTTTGACCACTCAAATGAGGAATGTTAATACTATCAATTGCATTACTCGACTTAAATTCAACATAGCAATCAAGAAATACATTTACATCATCAGAATACAGTGGCACCATACGCTCGATGCATTTCACCTTTTTGCCTTGTAATGTGCGCTCGACAAGTGTGTACAAACTGTCCTGTTCACCTTCAGACACGGATTCACAGTATAGATATTTACCATTGGTTACAAAATGCGACCATCCGTATACTTTTTGCTCTGGTATATAAGTTAAGCAATTAATCTCCCCATCATTTCTGATGTAGTAAATAATACTGTCTGGATCTTGCGCATACGCACTGGTGATAGTTAAATACCCTCTAACACGTGTCTTAACAAATAACGTGAGGTCTTGCCCTGTATAGTTATCACTCTCATAAGAGTACCCCATATCACGAACAGTGCCACCACGTTCCTGTACGAATACGCAACGGTTACCTATGAACTGTGGTTCACATGATAAGGCCCCTCGTTGCGTCTGTGTTTTTAAATTACAATTGGTAGGAGTAATCGTTTTATCGCCGCTTACAATCCATTCATTCCCACTCGTAAGAATGATTAGATCATTAGCCGGTACAAGATGGCGAATCTCGTACATTTTACGATTAATCACAGGTAAGGTAATCGAACTATCATCTGTGATAGTCCCCTCTACCTTTTCAACGCCAAAGTTTGGGTAGTCGCCAGTACGACTCATCCAAATATAATTAGGATTTTTATTTGTTGCAGCCACCACAAAGCGGTCTTGATAAAACGTACACAATTTAGGATAACCGTTGCTACGGCCCCAACTCCCCATCTTCCATTTAGAGGTGGCTTCGTTTTCAACGATACCATTCAAGATATTAATCTTCATGGTTTTAGAGTCTACAAATTCTTTAAATTCGACAATGCCCCATGTGGTGTATGGAAGAATTGAAAGGTCAACATTACATTCACCACTTTTAATGTCTGATTGAATGCGCAATTTTGCATTCGGTTCAATTTTGCCGGCATCGGTTACGTTGTAGTCGTTATTAGATGAATATGTACGGTAATCTTTCCATGTAACACCATTATTTGTGGTGATTTGAATTTTAACGGTACCTGTCCACGTCCCGTGTGTGGTAAATTTCCAAGCTAAATCTTGGTCTGTGGAGTAGGATTCTACATTGTAATTGATATTATTGTATTCATTCCATTTATGAACGCCACTAAAATGTGTTCGTTTTTCTTTTTTTTCAACAACTGTACCAGTACTTTTAGTATGAACAGCAGATACGAAATATCCAAGTTGCATTACCATGCCTACCATATCTGCATTGAACATGTTCGTACTAGATTGTACTGTATCACTGGTTACCGTAACCGTAGCCTTAACATCAGTATTGATATTGTCATACGGTTGTTCCGTTAACTTGTAGGCTTCAAGTCGCCAGTCAGTATCACTATACCGAGATAATGTCTGAATCGGATACTTACCACTACAGATGAACATAACGTCTCCAGATTGACTACAGTTCAAATCAAACAATATATCGCTAGTGAAAGGAGTCGTAACTTCAATACCGGTGTAAACACCGTAATTCCATACTCGAATATATTTTTCGCCAAACTCGAGCATGAATGAATTATTAGTGTTTGTCGTAAATTCAAATAATCGTGTTGGCTTATCACTATATTTAACTTGTCCTACATATTGGCTGCCTTGACGTTTGGCTACTGCTCCATATGGACGAATAACCACGTTCTCTGCTTCCAGTAAGGCACTTTTATATTGCTCTAAGTCAAAGCGACTCGATACATCTGGCGATACCTCGCCAGTTGTAAATGCTAATTGTGAGATATAGATAGGATTACCCATTACCAATCCCTCGCTTTCACATAGCTAGATATATAAACTGTATCTTGCTTACGTTCCTTGGCGTTCATACCTTTTGCCTCTTGAACGGCCGCTTGATACAATTTGTATGCTTGGTCGAATAAACCTCTGTCACCAGTTAATGGCATAGCCAACGCACTAGCCAATTTACATTGCAACATGTACAAGGATATAGAATCCCAAACATCTAAGTCAGTCACGTCATATATATAATCAATGAATGCTAGTGGCACATCGCTCACTATACATTTTTTGTTATTTCCAATATTAAATATGTTGTATTCCGGTTGCGATTCCGCATGAAAGCGATCGCCTTGTGGAATAACTCCTAATATCCGAATGCATCGTTCCGGATACGCATATATATAATTCCACCCATTAATTTTATGAGCGGATAATACCAATCTTTCATTTTTACGAGCAAAATTCCATTCGAACTGCCGTAGTACCAACTGTCTAGTTGGATCATATTGCATACGGCATTGACGGCCTTGCTCTGTTTCCTCTTCAAATGAGTAAAGCAGCCCTGCATTAATTAATGCGAGTGCTTGATTGCAAATATCAGTAGGTGTCATATTTCCCCCTATATGGTAATAGAGGGATGCATAAGCACCCCTCATATTGTCACTTATTCTTCCGCAGTATCGGTTTTCTTTTTGCTTGTTTTCTTAGGCTTTTCGTTGCCAGTATTTTCATCTGGTGGATTTTCATTGCCGGTATTATCACCTTCAGTATTTTCATCTGGTGGATTTTTGTCACCCGGTTCTGTTTCAGTAGGCTTTACGTTTCCTACAAATTCAAAACAATCTTTTCCGAAATCATTGATCACATCTTCTGGAATATCAATTGTTTCACCCTTATCAACAAGGCCATGCATTGTTAGATACATTTTTTGCTTAGTTGTTACTAACATAATTACACCACCTTATCGAGCAATATTCGTATCAAATGTGAGAAATGCGGTAATAGTACCCGCAGTCATGTTATTAGCGTTGATTCTAATAAACTTTTTCGCACCTGCTGGAATACGCATTACACGTTCTTCACCAGCTTTTGCATTTTGTGGGAACGTAATACCGGTTAACAACTTGGCATCTGCCATATTTTCCTTATCAGAAGTATAGACATTGAATAAACCTGTACCGGTTACATCCGCATCAACACGAATAACCATCCAAGGAGCGACAACTGCGTCGCCCCCTTCACCATTCATTACAACATCAGAGTTTGTATTGGCTGTAATAGCCTTTTTCCAAAAGAATACATTTTCTTTATCAATCATCATAACTTGGTTACCCCCTATTATTTAACTTGTTGTTCGCCAATGATTAATGCATCAGTTCGACGTACTGGAACGTCATTGAAATCAACAACGATTTTTCCCGGTTCTTTACCTGCTACAGTTTGATATTGGTGACCTTTATTAAGTTGTTTTCGTAAGAAACCACGAACAGTCTTGTTCATGTACCAAACTGGACGACCCATACCAAGGTTAGGGATTTTTTCTTCTGCATCAATCATCAAGTCGATAAGGTCAGCACCTGCAGATGCATCTTTTGTAAGCTTAGATACATCAATATTCGCAATACGAACAGCATAACGCCAGTCACGTACTGTTAAACCCAAATCCCAAGAATAGTGAGTTTGGTATGCTTTATACTTTTTACCTTCACCGTCAAGCGCATCAACTACACCATCATTTTCCATTGTGAAGCCCGCTTTGCCGCCCTTAGGATAGAAGCCATACATTGTATTAGGGCCCCATACGCAAAGCCAAATGGAAGTTAACTGGTTACCGGTACCGCCTGCATCAATAAGGTTTTCTGCGGAGCGAGCCGTTTTATCATTGTATCGTGGTGCTAATCCGATAAATTTTTCAGGTTCAGATTTAGAACCATAGAATAAAGTAGACGCCATTTCTTGGTTCATAGATTCCAAGAATGCACGATCTTCTTGTAAACGGAATTCAGCGGCGTTATTTGCAATGTCTACCAATTTACGGTCAACAACTGCATATGCTTCAAGCATACCGCAGGCATCCGTAATTTGAGCTGTTTTGGATTTGTCTTGGTTAACACCACTGTTAAATAAACGCCAAGTTGCTTTTGGTAAACCAGTACGAATGGTAGTCATATTACCAGTTGCAAGGTTACCTTCAAGCATTGTCATATCAGTTAAAACTTCATTAGTTTGGTTCATCATCTCAACAATTTTATCAAGATGACCATCACCTTTTACCCGTTGCGCTACATCAAGTAGAGTAGGATTTAATGTTCCAATCGCCATTTAATTTCTCCTTATTTCTTCATATCACTATAAATAGATTCAGCCAATTGTTGTTCAGTTGTAATTTCATGGCTGCCTTTAGAATTACCCACGCCCAGGTCTTCCTGAACCATTTCACCAACGGCCGCAAATACCTTAATCATGTTGATATTGTTGTCAATGTGACTATCAACAAGTAATTGACGTAATTCCGGTACTGCTTTAGTTAGCGCTTCGATGCCTTTGCCTGCAAGGGCTACAGTTTCATCGAATTTACCGCCTAATTCCTGTTTAGCTTGGTCATAATCCGCTTGTTGTTTTTCAACAATTGCTTGCTCTTGCTGCTCTTGATAAGCGGTCAAAATATTCTGTGCGTATTGACTGCCAAATTTAGCTAGTTCAACGGCCTGTTCCTGTGTTGCACCGACTTGATTAAGCAGCTTACTAAAGTCAGCAGACACAGTTTCATCAAGTTCAGTACCTTCCGGGAATGCACCCTTAAAGTCATAAACCGTTGGTTCAGCAGGTGGCGTATTATCACCGCCTAGTACAGATGGATTACTACCTTCACCATCTGGTTTAGCAGGTGGTTCAGTAGGTGGCGTAGGATTATTTTGGTCCGGATTCGCGCCCGATTCATTGCCAGTCATGCTATTGTTAGCTCCCATATTTTCTTCAGCCATTTTGTTTCTCCTTTTCGACTAAATTATTAAAATATTCTTGTTGCCCGATATATTCGAGCTGCGCTTGATGGTACTGTTTAACGCCATCGGTGCCTAATTTAACTAGGTCCTTATGGAATGACAGCCCTATCGAACGCCTTCCTTCGTTAAAATACGTCTCACTATTTCCAGTGAACGATTGCTTTAATATGCCCGAGCGATCCATCAGGCGACAAAAAAACCACCTACCCAGCTCTGTGCTAAGTACGTGGTTAAGCGCTTGCATATCTCGCTCTTGCATATAATCTTTAATTGTTTTCATCTAAACACCGTCCATTCCTAGCCACTGCTGTAGTGCAGGATTGCCATCATTGGCGGCGTCTGTTGCTTGTTTTGCTGCTCCAGCCAATTGAGGTGCTAATTGTGCAGCCTGAATCAATTGTTGTTGCTGTTCCTGTTCAGCTTGCGCCTGTGCTTGTTGTGCTAAGATTTCTTGATATTCGTCATCGGAGCGAATAATCTTAGCCGGAACACCGAGATTTACACCGTATGTATTGGCCGCTTCCTCAAAGTTGAACTTGTTGACGATATTAGGATTAGCTTGTGCCAAACTCATGATGAACGCAAAATACTGTTCGATGTTCACCAAAGAACTCATCTTTTGCGCTTGGGCTAACGGCGAGATATATTCAATCTTCACTTCTTGACCATTTAATTGGTCTAAGAGTTCCTCATCATCAACAGGTGGAAATACACCGGCACGATCTAGTACCGAATACACACGTTCAATGATTGGATTCAAGAACTCAGATAATAGCCGTTCAACCACAGGGCCTAATTGTTGGAGTTTTTCTTGAGTACGTTCCATAACTTCACGAGCCGTCATCTGGCCCTTGTCGATTTGGTCTAACATCAAGAATAAATCAGCACTATAGGCTCTCTTGATTGAATCTTCTGTAACTGAAATCTTGTTTTGAATATCTTGTAAATTGGACTGCACTGCAAACATCGGTTCAACTTTATGTTGCCCCTCAATCTCTGTAATGCCACCAGGGTATAAATTAACCGTGCTAATGACATCAGATGGTGCTTGCATAGGAGGTTTAACGCCCAATTCAACGGCGGTCAGATAGTCAAATTCTAACTTCTGCAGCATTTGTGAATCTGGTTGAGCAAACCATGCGGCACCCTTACCGTAACCATTCAAGTCCATCGACGTATGCCGAGCGATTGGAATTGGCCACTCTTCAAATCCGCCATGATACAACACTTCATCGCTATTGCTACCTTCAACCCAGTATATGGACGAATATGGCATGTTGCGACGTCCTAACTTATCCTTACGGTCTTTATTAGGCTCAACCAACCAATTGACTGTGAATGATTGTTGCAAGCTATTTCCGTTATCGTAAATATTCTTTATATTATCCGGACAATTCTCATATCCGAACTGTTCGACAATCTGATCTACTGTCATTTTGTATTTACGACCAAAGATATTTACGGTTTCCTTACTGTTGGTACTAATAGCATAGGTGCCTATCGGGTACGATGTAAAACGAACACCAAATTCACTATCAGCGAATATTCCCATTGGAGCTTGCCCCATAGGCAATTCCATATAAACTTGGTGAACTACGCTGTAGAAATTGGATTTAGCAAGAACCGCATACAAAATCTCTTCGCGTTCATCCAATAGCTCAGCGACTTGGCTATTAGCCGCTATGTCAATATTCTCCATAGTTAATTTAAACCATTTACGGCTTGGTGGAGTAAGCCCACTCATTACACCGGCGGCAAATATCTGACAAGATTCCCAAGCTACAGGGTTTAGGATTTTACCGTTGTAAGGTTCTGATTGGTCTTCTTCACCATCGAACTGCCCTATAAACGGCAACTGATAGTCACGCAACTGCTTCCACTTATTTACATATCGTTGCTGCGCATTAAATAATTGCGAAAATTTCTTTCGTAACTTTGTATAATCGCGCCTAACAGGCTTAACACCTTCCGTAGGTTGTCTAGCCAGTAAAGATTCCATTTCCGCCATGCTATCCCCCTAAAATTGATTTCTGACCGTTTGTAGACGGTCCTAAGATAGTAGATTCAAAGCCACGTTTGAATTTGCGTTTAGTTTCTGCCATTTCCTCAC